GTCAACTACCATGACGACTATCGTAAATAACTCTACTCGCAAGAGAACAATTAACACCTTTAGTGTATCCCATTTTGGGACCACGCTTGATACATGTTTCCCTCTTAAGACCGAGCAAGACGTTCCTTCAGTCTTCGCACGAGAGTTGTATCAAGGGATACTTAGTATCCACAAATTCTTTGGACGCCAGAGCTTGAAGCTGGCCAAGGACAAATTCATACGAACATTGTTTGTCAGAAGACCTAATCACAAACAAATAGTGTCGCCGCTTGAATTTGTTTTTAAAGATGTTCCAAAAGAAATGGCACTAAACCATACACACCCCACGCTGGCGTCCCACAGAAACAACATGGATAAAACCATACAGGCCTACGCTAGGGCCAATGATCGTCAACTATATGACGTAGGGACCGCCTCAAGGAATGATAATCTAGGATTGCCTGGATCGCATGGGTACTATTTAGAAAAGGATCTTCTACAAGAGCCACGTTTAGATGGTATTCCTAGTAATGCATTGGTACGGCTACTCGATGTGGATTATTATTTGCCTAGTATAAAATTCTATGCCGGGTATGACATGGTACTGGGGACACTAACCCCAGAATACCTATCCGGGACGTATGGCGAGGCCATCTACAAAACCATATCTGCAACTCAGATTGAAATGTCCGTTAGAGGTGGCGGCATTTACAGACATGGCACCTGGAACTATGAGGGTGAGCTACTGAGCATTGACAGATTCTTATGGACCTACATCTATAGAGTCGATAAGGTAAAATTCACAAATGAACACAGCTTGGTGTTCCTAACTCTAAAAGTAACTGTCTTTAATCCTTTTAGAGCAATAACTAAATGGTTAGGTATTGAACTGTCAGACTTAAAACGAAATATGGTCGTTGAAACACCAAATTATTTCTATAGAAAAGTCTATAGAGACGTTGGCAATGAGATCGTCGAACAGTTGCAAATACAAGGCAAGGGCCAATCTACCACACTGGAAATGCCATTAAGGGTTTTCGTTTCGCTATCCAATAAAGTGAGCACGATTAAGTCAGGTGTCATAACAACGTCTGAGGTTAAAAGTGCATGGAGCAATGCAAACGGTTCTGACCCTGGTGTTCCACATTACTATTACTTTCTATTACAAGCTATTCTAAACAGTAGGGAACTAGAGGGGGTCTGCAAGTTGGATCAGTCTCGTTTTGTAGGTGGATTAGCCAACACTTTACGGGAGAAAGATAAATCTTTCGTTGAACCCGTTAGTTATGGAGAAACCCCTAACGATGACTTGGAGGAAAGTGTTAAAGTATCGGCACACGAAACCTGCCCACCCTTGAAAGAAAACGCACAATTATCCTTCAAAATGAACGAGGCGGCCCTAGACAATGCTGTCCAGAAACGGGTTATTGAGGTGCGTAACTCTGTTAAATTTAATAAACAACAAAAACAGTGGCGAGCTGAATTTGTAAACTTGGTCGTGGGGAAAAATACTGGTATCCCACAAGACCGGTCTGACGTAGTGGACCAACAAACGCGCCCTGCGCAAAAATCCAGAAACAAGAGGGTACAGGACAACACTATAGTCAATGGATCCCAATCATTCTTCTTAAAGAATGATCCTACCTCTATGAAAAACAAGAACTCCGAAGGATTACAGGGGCCCAGCCCTGCTCGGGTTATATCTATGTTTCCAGCCTCACAGTGCCTGGATTTGGCACAATTCGTCTATTCTTTTAAAGAATTATGCAAACAACAACACTGGTGGGGACCTGGACTTGACCCAGAAAAACTTACTGAGAAAGTAAATGAGTTCTCTACCAACTATCCTAAAGAACAAATTGTTAGTATCGATCTAAGTAAAATGGACGGCCATATAAACTCTGACACGAGGGCTATTGCCCAAATGTGCATGCTGAAATACTTCAAGGGATATGAGAGTGTCTTAAAGAAGATTTTCAAAAGAGATTCTAACAACATCTCAACTAATGAATCCACTTCATTGTGCTATCTCACATTAAATGAACAAGGAAGTGGTAGTAATTTAACAACGGAAAGTAATACCTTAGTTTCCGGCTTTCTAGATTATGCCCGCTTGAGAAAAGAAGGTAAATCACCAACCACCGCATTTAAAATGATAGGACCAAAATATGGAGATGATTCCTTAGCTTATGGTGCTAGTGATAGTGTTATAACCTCCTACAAGGATTTCGGTTTCGAGGTAACTATCGATGTGGTAAAACGGGGTCAACCAATACCGTATCTTTCTAGATTATTCGTACCTAACATGGGTACTATGAGTAGCATAGTCGATACAAACAGGGCCTTGGGGAAGGTGCACCTTGCTACTAATTCTGTCTATTCTAACAACACTAATCTATATAATAGACTACAAGGTTACATTACCACCGATGGAGAGCTGCCAATTTTCAAAGAAATGCTCGACTTGGTGAAAAGAACGGCCGCACCAGCAGAATTAAAATGCGTTGCCGAACTGGAGAGTTTTTCAGTTAGCGGAGGAGCCTACCCAAGTGAGTTGAGTGGTGAGGAAAAAGCCACTATTATGTGTGACCAACTGGGGATTACACAGGAACAACTAGAAGATGTGCAAGGAAAGATAAAGGACGCCAAAACACTTGACGAATTACTCTACGTAATTCCAAGTGCGCCGGAAGTTCTGCCACACTCTGACCTGCCAGGGGCTTACGGGCCTCTGAAAGCACTAAGCCGGGATCGAAAACAATTAAGCCAACAGGCAAAGAAACTTAATACTAAAACTACGACTACAATTGCTGTGCAAACATCAATTCTACCTCTACCGCCTAAGAGTCAACTATTACCAGTGAGCAAACGAACAAATGGTCGCAAACCGAGTAATGGTAATGCAAGGAAAAGCAAAACAAAAACCAAAACAAAAGCAGCGAAGGCAACCACAAATGTCCCCAGGCAACGCAATGGCGTTGACGCTGCGACAACCAGGGACGTATAACGTCCCTATCAAGCGCTCGCCCGCGTCGCGCTATATAAGTGCTGGCATGGGAAAAGCTGGGGGTAAAATTTCAAAACCCGGCCTTGACTGGTTAAAAGCAGCCTTTGCAGCACCAGATTTCCCAGTACTAACCCCTAGTGGGATTCCTGACCAATATACTGGTCGAACTCTAATACACATGGATCGGTATGTACAATCCATAACTATCCCTAAAGATTGTAATGATTTTTACATAATTGTTCCTCCTATACCTGGTGTTTCTCATTGTGAAAAATCGTTTACCGCAGGTACTGGTCCTGGCAGGTCCACTACTTGGCAGGCTACCTACTATAGCTCCTTTATAAGCTTATTCGGTAATGATAGGACTTTCAATGCAGACAACGTAACGGCATTTCGCTATATGTCCAAATTAGTGGAGTTAGTCCCGACAACCAACAACGCGAAGTGGACTGGATCCATTTCTGTTTTTAAGGTACCTATCAAGTGTGATGATGCTTACTACGCCTCTGCAAGTGGCTTCACACCTGCGAACACTTTGGCCCAAAACTTGACATTAATGGGCATGGCTGGTATAGAATCCACCAATTCCGACCAATACACCGCGCCATCTAATTTGGGTTGCTTTTCAGCTGCCCATCAAAACAACAACGATTTTCCTTTCAATCCTATTAAGGAAGGAAACAAAGACATCCCACATCTTGAGCCTGATGGTCTGGTACCTGGAACCCAATACGGAGCAATAGTCTCTACAATGGGTTTACCGGGTTTTGGAAACCTAGATACCGTTGTAGTACGAATAAGTGGTGCAGCCGACAACTCTTTCATACTTAAAACTTGGGCAACTATGGAGTATCAAATCCAAAACAAAAGCGCTTTATATCAATATACAGTGCAGTCTCCTATGTATGACCCGGCAGCCATTGCTGCGTATAGTGCGATGGTAAGAGCATCTCCCAACGCTGTATCTTATTATGAAAACTCAGGGTTCTGGAATTTCATAAAGAACACGATTAAGACTATCTCTGGAACATTGTCGATGGTACCTGGCCCCGTTGGTATGGTATCTGGTGGTATACATTCTATATTAAGTGGTTTATTTAGATAGACCCTTGCTGTACTGATCAACAAGCAGCATTTCAATTGTTGATTGCGTAACGGCGCTATCCGTTTAAAACCGACTGGTGTTGGTCTCTTATTACTCAAGAGTTTATGTTGTGTTGCCC